CTGGTATAAATAATGATCTTATCTTTGGTCCTAAATCTTTGTTTCTAGCAGGTACTTGTTGTAGGTTTGGGTTACTCATGGATAGTCTACCCGATACAGTTCCCCCTAAATCAGATCTAAGTTGTTGGATCTCTCCATGTATTCTACCTTTGACCTGGTATCGAAGTATTGATGACAGGAAAGTGCTATGAAATTTATTTACCTCTCTGGCTTGCACAATCAATTGGGCTAGTTTATGTTTGTTATTTATTAACCAATTTTGTGTAAAGGAAGGCTCTTTTGTTTTTTCAGTTCGTGGATAGTCTAGTTTCATTTTGTCAAAAGCTTTGGCAATCTGGCGTGATGCCCAAATGTCTACTTCTATTCCTGATTCTTTTTGTATGGCCTCCAGTATTACTTTTTCTTGGCTCAACATTTCTTTTTTTAGTTGTTCAGCTAATTCCACTTGGACTCTCACTCCTCGTTGACGCATTTTTATCAACACCGGAATTAATTGTTGTTCTAAATCCCACACAGTTTCTAGACTCTGAGTTCTTATCTCTTGTTTAAATCTTTGCCATAACTTTAATGTAAGCACTGCATCTTGCTCTGCATAATATCCAACATGCTCTGCAGGTAACTTCCACATCTCTGCTTTAGGATCTATACCATGAGCCGCGGCAGCTTCTCTTAATTCTGTTTCTGCTTTTATTTCTCCAAGATAATCTACTGACAATGCATTTAATGAATAACTAAATCTATTCTCATCTATTAATGCTGCGGCAATCATTGTATCTACTATTGGTCCGTTGACCGTGATCCCAGATGCTTCTAACCATCCTACATCATACTGAGCATTATGAAATATTTTTGCACAAGGTAAGCTACAAACTTTTTTCATGTATGCTTTGACTTGTTCAGGTATCATATTACCACCACCTAAATGACCAAACGGAAAGTATCCTTGCCATCCATCAACGGCTACTGCAAAACCTACAATCTCTCCTTTACCTAAAGCCCAACCAGCTCCAAGCTTTTCATTAATACCATCGTCCCTAGTTTCTAAGTCGATTGCTATCTCAGTTGCACTAGATAGATCTTTATACTCTGATGGTGTGTTCCACATTGATTTCTTAAATGTTAACGTGAGTTGTAGTCCGTTCATTTTTTTTCTTCTTTTAAATGTTGTTTCTCTAACTCACAGTAATGAATAATCTTGTCTATATCTTCTATTGTTTTACCTTTAAATAAATATCTACATACATACTTAATTACATTTGCTTGAAAAGGATTGAGACCATTCTTTCGTATAAAAGTCCATGGTTGAATAATAAATGATTGATAGTGAGATCCTCCAATTTGTTTTTCATCTGCATCTTTAGTTTCATCAAACATTTTTTTATTTGTCATATTAATTTAAAATTAATTTGTTTATACTTTTTTCATACCCAGCAATTCCTTTTACGAAAACATTAAAACCTAAACTGACTCTAGTGTAATTTTGTTCATTAATTTCTACATAATGTTTTAAATTTGATGGAAAAATAATAAGCATTCCCTTGTTTACTGGAAAAATACATTTGTAAGAATTGTAAGTGTTGTATTTTTTTGGTTTACCAAAATAAATTATATCACTAGTATCTCTTCTAGTTGTTGTTTTAAAATTTATTGCATCATTTTGTTTGTCACTATTTACATAAAAGACACCAGAAATTATAGAGTTTTGGTGTATATGAACATGATGCCCTTGATCTTTGTTATTATAATTTAACCAAGATTGCAAAATATATGGTTTTAATCCATCTTCAATGGACACTACTTCTTTAAAATAATTATTTAAATGTTCCTCAAAAAAAAATTTTAAATTTTTTAATCTCGAATCATTTAAAACATTAGTACATTGAGAAGTAAAATTTTTATATTTGTTTTCATTTGTATTATTAAAATTTTCTTTAACTGAATTTATTTCTTCTTCAGTCAAATTTCTTTGTAGTTCAGTTTGATACAAAGGCACTGAAAATAATGGATTAATTTTAAAATTTGTCATTTTTCTCCTGTACGTAAATCAAATAGTCTTGTCCAATTGGGTAGTTAAACTTATAGTCTGTTCTTAATAAATGTAAAGTTTTTCTTGCTCTTGTTGCACCGGTGTACCAAACCTTACGTTCATCACTTTTTTCTTGTTTGTTTTTGTTTGCATAATCAGATGGGTAGTTACCTTTACTGTATAAGACAACATGATTTGCTTCACCACCTTTTACACTATGTATTGTATCTATGGTTATTAATGGATCTTTATCTAATTCTTTTTGACCATACCTTCTTAATAATCTAATAAAGTGTCTTACTTGTCTTGGTTTAAAATTTCTTCTTAATATCCAATACCAAGGTTTATTTTTTTGTGTATCCTCTAATGCTAAACCACACCACTCTTTTAAAGTTTGGAAATCATATTCTCTTAGATCTGGTTCATTTCTCCAAAATTTATCTAATCTGTATGCAGGGTCTTCAAGTTCTCTTATATACTTAACCATATTACGTGCTGCTCTTTTATCTATCTTCTTATTATTACTTAAAGTTGTCCAAGCTTTGATAGCTTCCCATTGTTTCTGATCAAAACATTTAGTGCCCTTATTATCTTTGTAATATAAACCTGCATCCTTAGCTAACATTCTAAGTTCATTAACAGTTTCATTAATACGACCTAGAATATACCAATCTTCTTTAAAAGTTTCGAAAGGAATTTCTTTAAATGATAAATAACTTTTAACAGATCCTTTAGAGTTTCCTGGTTGATATTCTTTCTCTTCACTATCTCTTATCCCTCTTCTAATTACTTGAGAGAACCTATGAATTGCTTCTCCAAACCTTTGAGTCTTTCTTAATTTTACTTTTCGACCTGGAAAGAACTTAGTAAAATATTTTGGATCAGCTCCATTCCATTTGTATATAGCTTGATCATCATCTCCTGCTAAATATATTCTATCTACTTTAGGTGCCATCTTATATAACACTGACCATTGTAACGGTGTACAATCTTGTGCTTCATCTAAAATTAAAACTTTAAGTGGTGGAAAATCTACTTCTGTAATTGCTCTTTGAATCATATCGTCAAAGTCTATAAAGGATCTCTCTCCTCCACCTGTCTTATAGTGTTCGTAAGTATCTATCTTTCTTTTAAATACTGTAAGTGAATCTCTTTTATAACTCTCCATTTTATATGCTTCTTCTGGATCAATTAGTAAATTTCTGGCTTTACTATAAACTCCTAATGACCAATCTTTATACATGAAATTATCATCGGCTAATCTTTTATCTGAAGACTTAATTACTTTAGTCTGTAGTGCAAAATCAATTGTACAATCTTTAGGATCAAATACTTCTTCTGGAAAATATCTACGACAATAGGTATGTAATGTTTTAAATCTTGAAAAGTCTTCTGTAGAATAATTAGGAAAAGATTCCATGGCTCTTTTAACTGCAGTGTTAACTGCTTTGTTGGTAAATGATAAGTAAGCAATATCATTTGGCCTAATACCTTTTCTTAAATAACTTTTAAGTACCTTCTCAATCAGTGTGTATGTTTTACCTGTACCTGGAGGACCAAAGATCTTCACTGTCTTATGATAAAGATCTTTAAGTATTTTAAGTTCTAAACTTTCCTGTGTGGAATTCGTCATCCATCTCCGATACAGTTTTAGTTGTTTCTTTTTTCTCTGCTACTTTGTAATCAACAAACTTAGGCATCATTACTGACCATACATTCTTAACTCCTTCATGATAATCATGCCTGTCACAATTAAGAAGATTCAATGCTTCACTAGCACTCTTAAATGTTTTATCACTACCTAAAAACTTTTCAAAAGTAATCTTTTTAAAATAACAAATATTTGTTGAAGAGTCGAGTATAACATAATTATCTTTAAGTTTCTCGAAATCATCTTCTTCAATATGAGACTCAAAGAATTTTTTAAGAAAATTATATTTCTCTTCACCAAGTGTGTCTTCAAATTTCATCTTCTCATTCTCTACTGCTTTTCTAACTAATGTAGCCATAAGCATTTCAAATGGAGATGGTCCCGACTTAGGTTTAGGTAATGTCATCCAATAGATACCATATCTAAGTAACTTAACTCTAAAAGATTTTTCATCTTTCATATCTTCTGGATTAATTATTATTTTCTCATCTTGAAACTTAAATGTGTATTCAATTGATTTAGTGGATCTAATAAACTCTACATCTTCAAAGTCATCAATCATATCTGGTACTTGTGAACCAATACCCAGCTTTCTTAATTTACATAGATCCTTATTACATAGGGGTGCAATTGCATTTGTTTTAGGTGGACATTTATAAGTATAATCTTTTTTAGATATAGACTTAGCAAGTGTCTCTACTTCTTTTGGATCTAACGGGGTTGTAAATATTTCATAGTTTCTTTTCTGTAAAATATTTTGCATCTCATTTGCATTTAAGCTGCCATCGGCTTTCTTCATTTCAAGAACACCAACATTAAATAATAGTTCGTTACGGTGGTTACCTTCCCATTTTTCTGAAATCATTTTCTGAACACAAGGAGGATAATGTTTCCAATCACTCTCTGGTTCATACTCTTTAACTTTAATATTATTTAACTGCTCCAAAGTCACAGTCTTTTTAGTTATCATTTCTAAAAAATTATTTATCATTACTGGAGTATTGTTATCATTGTAAGCAAACTCAGTAGTTTGATCCATGTTGAAGTAAGGCATGTTCAAACATTTGTTCATAGGAAATACTTCTTCAGAATAGAAAAAAGTTTTATTCCACTCATTTAAAACTTTAAGAACTTCTTGAGTAGGATACCAATCATTTAAAAATAAAAATAAATGTAACCCACCAGATTTAGATCTTACTGCTATTAATGGTAGTTGATTGTCTCTTATGATATCTACAATTTTCTTTTCTGAAAATGTAGTATAGTTACGAGGATCAATATCAATACATCCCCATTTACACACGTCACCGTTCTCAGGTTTAATCCCAATCCGTGTCTCTCCTTTTAAATGTTTCTTCCATAGTTCAAGGGTAACAGGTTCGTGAACCGTGAGTACTTTAACCTGCTTCTTTCCCCGTTCATCAACTTCCCCCGTAAGAGAAGTTGTGATGAACAGTTCAGAATTACCCTCAAATATTTTTAAGAGTTTTTGCTCCATGGTTAATTAAAATGGAGTTGCTTCTTTAGGTGCGTTTCCTTGTGATTGATTCTCTTGGGAGAAGTCAACCTTACCAAAGATATCACTCTTCATTGCACTCTTATAAAACCCTTGAGTAGCCTCTAATATTTTTAAATGATCAGTTGCGTTCAAGAATGAATTAAATTCTATAACCCAACCATACCATGAGTTCTTAGAATTAGATTCTTTAGTCGTACTCAATTTATAAGTCGTAGACCAAGACGCAGGATTATACATCCCGTTCTTACCCTGCGTTCTTCTAGATTGAATCATAGAGTTCCAAGTTTTGGATTTCTTTTTTTGAGTTGACTTTAAAGGTATTAAGGCTTGTTCAATTGGATTTAAATCTTTATCCAATATGTAAACAAAATGATTACCCGTATCCTCGATATAATTACCATTAGGCAATCTATCCTTATTATCTGCAGACCTAGTAGTCTCAGACATAATTGCAGGATCCGTGTGTATTGCTACAGGTCTTCCTAAACCTTCACCTTTGTCCTTCCACTCATTAAATGTGTTTATGTAAAGACATGGTGCTACTATCAAACCTTCTTTACCTTTCCACACAGTACCAGATGTTTCACTCCATATATCGCCCTGTCTTGCAGATTCGACAAATTTACCATCTGTCTCATCTAACACAGGAGAGTTAGCATAAAGTATTTTTAACATTGGAAGTTTTTGATCTCGAGCTGTTGTAAACTCTTGACCTTGTCCCGCCATACTCTCTAAATCAAATTGAGCTGGTAGGTTTTCTTTTTTTGTTGCTATCGCTTTTTCTTGTTGCTTTTCTATCATGGTTACTCCTTCGTGGTTATTTTAGTTTTATTTGCAACGTAAGTTCCAAACAATTCTGCAGGAACATCTTTACCTAAATCTGCGATCTGTTCTTTTACGAACGATCTTAGACTACTAGGATGTACTGATGTTTTCTGTTGAACTGCTAGACCTTTATTCTTCAACTCTTCTACAAGTGCTTTGGCTTCATTGTCTTGCTTCATTTTAAACTCCAAAGATACTTGGTTTTTAATCAAGTCTCCATGACCGTTTGCACGTAGCCAATCAAAAGCTTCTTCACTTCTAGATGCTGGTATTCTTGCAGAGTAGAATGGTTTAACCTCTACGGATATTCCACCTTCGAGTTTAATTAACTCTACACCTGCTTGTTGCATTAAGTTTGGAATTGTTTGCTCAGAAAGATTAGTCTCAACTTCTTTTAACTTCTTTAGTTCTTCTTCAGCCGTTGCTATTTTTTTCTGAGTTTCCAATAACTTTTTGCAAGAGTCGGTAATGTCAGTCGACATCGCCATATCTATATTTACTATAGATTCTGCTTCTAAGTCCATAAGAACCTCCTTGGTCGAATCAATATATTATTTGTTTGATCTTTGCAAATAAATAATTTAAATAATTTTACAATGTATAAATACAAAACAGAACCCTTCAAGCATCAAAGAAGATCGCTTGTAGAAGGGGCTAAACCTTACAACTTTGCATACTTCATGGAGATGGGAACTGGTAAGACAAAAGTTGCTATAGATAATGCAGCTTACTTGTTTCAAGATAAAAGAATTGATTTTGCATTTGTAATTGCACCAAACTCTGTATACCAAAATTGGAAAAAAGAAATTAATATACATTGTCCAGAAGATACTAATATTTATATTTGGAAAGTATCAAAGGATAAAACATTTAGAATGGATCCAGATAAACTTACATTTGTACTTATGAATGTTGAAGCGTTATCCCATGCTTCAGGTAAGAAGTGGTTAGAATCTAAATTACAAAAACATGGTATGAGAAGTATGATTATATTAGATGAAAGTACTTCAATTAAAAATTTAAGAGCATCAAGAACTAAGGCTATAATTAAATTAGGTCAACTTGCTAGATACAAAAGAATTCTTACAGGTTCTCCTATAACTAAGTCTCCATTAGATTTGTTTTCACAATGTGCATTCTTAGATAAGAAGTTATTGGGGTATGATAATTATACAGTATTTAAAGCTAAGTATGCAGTTATGTTTAGTATAGAACGGGGTGGATACAATATACAAATACCAAAGTATTATGTAAATCTTGAAGAGTTAGAATATAAATTAAAAAACTTTTCATATAGGGTAAGAAAAAAAGATTGTTTAGATTTACCTGAGAAGATGTATGTACAAAGATATGTAGATCTACCAGATGAACAAAGAAAAGCTTATGAACAATTAAAAGAATCTGCATTAATGATCTTGAGAGATGCAGAGGTATCTTACAATAATAAACTTACTGAACTACTTAAATTACAACAAGTTGCTAATGGCTTTGTCAAAACAAATGAAGGAGACATTGTAGATTTTAAAACTAATGCCAAGCTTAATGAGTTAATGAATATAATAGGAGAGACAGAAGACAAGTGTATTATCTGGGCTAACTATGTTCATAATATTGAAAGCATCAAAAAGAAATTAGCAGAGACTTATGGTGTAGATTCAGTTGTATCTATCTATGGTAAAGACTCAGTAGATGTTCGTAATCAAGCAGTAGAAAAATTTCAAAACAATGATGAGTGTAGATTCTTAGTTGGTAATCCAACAGTAGGTGGTTATGGTTTAACATTAACTGCTGCTAAATATGTTATCTATTTTAGTAATTCATACAATCTAGAAGTCAGACAACAAAGTGAAGACAGGGCCCATAGAATAGGACAGAAGTCCCAAGTAACTTATATTGATATAATTTGTAGAGATACTATTGATCAAATGGTATTACACAATCTTGAAAACAAAATTGAATTATCTGCTAAGACTCTTGGGGAACAGGTTCAGAAGTGGCTTTAGTCTTATGGTAGTTATCAACTCTCTCTAACCATTTCTCTTCATACTCTTTTAATTTTTCTTGATCCATTTTAAACTCTTGGTAAATTTTATCTTTAGTACAGACACAAATAAGTCCTTGTGTTATAGGACCATATTGTTTCTTATGTGCTAATGAGTATGCACTAATTTGATAATAATAATCCTCAACATACTCTTCTCTTTTTAATTTGTTTGATTGCTTGAAGTCAATGATCGTAGGTTGATCATCATATAAACCAACTACATCTGTTGCACCTGCCCATCTATCTTCATATGCAAGACTAACTTCATTACCCCATACTTCTTTTAACTTTCCTAAGTTATCTACAATTTCGTGAGCCATGAGTCGTGGTAATGCACCCTCCGGTGACAGGTTAATATATCCTCTACCGTCAATATAATTCTCTAATACATAATGCATCTCAGTTCCTCGAGTTGCAGCTTGATTAGTTATACGTTGCGCTTCTTGATAACCAACTCTTTCTCTCCATCTATCCAAACCTGCTTTCTTATCTTCTGATTGTGTAGCTGATAATATAGTTGTAACTGATGGTATCTTTATGTCTCCAACATTATAGTGCCGTGAGCCGAGGTCATTGTCTCGAGTATACTTAGCATACTCATATTTTTTTTCGAGTTTTAAGTCGGTAATATAAAATGAATTATTTTCTCTAACAAGACGCACAAGGTCTTTTAGTTTATTTTAAATACAAGGGCAACTATTATTCCTATCATTGATGTCATTAAAAATGCAGTTGAAGATATTAGAATCTTTTCAATTCTATGAATATCTGTGTGTAATTCTTTTATTTGTTTATTAGTATTTTCTTGCATAATTCTGCATAACTTCTCATGGTCATCCATTCTTTGATGAGCGAGTATATCTTTATTAGAAGCTTTTCTTGGCACTGACTATCCCTCCCTTACTAAAAAGGTTTAAAGCCTGTGCTAGTTCTGTGTTTGATTGTCC